CGGGTGATTGGGATTCTGGTTATGGTAGAGGTTATTATGATTTTTCTACCTCAATAGACAAAGCAGCACACGCATATTCAGATGATAATTATCCAACAGGTCAAGGTAGTGCCTCAAATGGAAGAATAAACATTAAGTTTAAGTATTAAGTTATGGCAGTAAATATACAAGGTTTAAATGAACACTTAGAAGAAGTAGGTACAGTAATAAAATGTGGGTACAATGATCCATCTACAGAATCTATTTTTTTAATTGTTGTTAAAGAGTATCAAGGTAATCTTCAAGATGTTCAGAATACATTAGATGAGTTTACAAAATCTGATTTTCCAGAAACATCAAACATTACATTAAGAAAAAATGTGTTAAAAGTAGAATTAAGCAAGTAATCATTAACAATTTTAAAATTAAAAAGCTCCTGATGGGGCTTTTTTTTGTATATTATTATAAGACCTTAATATTATAAAACAGTATCACATGAAAGTTATAAAAGAATTAATAGGAAACACAAATCAGGATAAACATTTTTTAGGATTTGTTTCCGTTGATGATTTTCTTACATCTCTTTTAAAACTAAAGCATTGGAGCTTTACTTCAACAATTGCAATCATGGGTGTACTAACCACATTTATTACAGATTACGTTTTTGATTCTTACCAGGCAGTTTACATTTTGTATTCTTTAATGGGAGCAGATTGGATTACAGGAATACTAAAATCTATGAAAGCAGGAGCTTTTGAGTCTTATAAAATAATGAGAATGCCTTTATTCTACATTGCAATAACTTTTTTAGTTTCTATTAGTTGGTGGATGGCTAAGTACAATATTCTTTTTACTTATTTGCCTAGCATTGTTATGACAGGTTTGTATAGTGTTTACTTTATATCTCTTCTTGAAAATTTAGGTGAGTTAAAAGTTTTACCTAAAGCATTTGTAGGATTATTAATAAAACGTTTTGGATTAAAAGCATTATTAGAAATGGCATCAAAAATTGCAATTGAAGAAAAAAAAGAAGAAAATGAAAAAAAATAACTCTTTTAGTTACAACTTGTATTTGTTTTTTAGAAGTGTTGCTTCAGGTACACTTAAAGTAGAAGAACATGGAACTAGAAGATGGAGCAGAACTTCATTTACAATGTTTTCTGCTTGGCTACTTGTTATTTTTATGGTTATATTTGATATTTACAAAGAAGGCTTTAGGTTAGATGTTTTTTCCATTATGTGTGGAATTGCATTAGGTACTAAAGTTACAGATGCATATTCAAATAAAATCAACAAAAAAAATGAAAAAAATTCTAATCCTTAGTTTACTAATAACAACTCTTTTTACAGCATGTAGATCTCCAGAAAAATTATATTCCTTAGCAGTTAAAAGAGGAATGACTGTTGACAAAGTAGAAGACACTTTAAAAATATCTTATATTGATTCAATAGTAACAAATTATAAAGACAGTGTAGTAATTTGCTATGATATAAAATATAGAGATTCCGTTATTATAAAATCAGTAGTAAACTTCCCAAAATCTAATACAGCTGTAAGACAAGAAGAAAAAACTAAACGTAAAGAAATTGATTCTAAAGAAGATGTTAAAAAAGCTGAATTAGATGCTTCTGTTGACATTAAAGAGTTAGAATCAGAAACTAAGCAGGATTCAATTAAACAAGCTGGTAAAACAAACCGTAAGACTGTTAAAGTTCATAACAAATCAAGTTGGTGGAAATTTTGGTTAGGTTTTGTTACAGGTCTTGCATTTTGTTTTCTTTTGCTTACATTAGCTACTAAATTAAAAAATTTAAACCAATGAACTCATTAGACTTATCAAAAATTTTTCAAGCTCCTTTAAATAATAGTGAATACATAAGAGAAAAATTTCCAAAAAAACAAATTGTATTACATCACACTGCAGGCAATTCTTCTGGAAAAAATGTTGCTAGTGCATGGAATCGTGATAAAAGAGGTAGGATTGGTACATGTGTTTTAATATCTGGTAAAGGTTCTAAGAATTCTTATGATGGTGAAATAGTACAATGTTTTTCATCAAGATATTGGGCTTATCATTTAGGAGTTAGAGCTGAAGTATTTGAAGCTAAAAAATTATCCTGGAAAAACTTAGATAGATTATCTATTGGTGTAGAAATTTGTAATTGGGGACAGTTAGAAAAAAGAGGAGATCAATATTATACATATGTAGATAGTATAGTTCCTGCTGATGAAGTGTGTGAATTAGATGTACCATATAAAGGTCATAAATATTTTCATGCTTATACAGATGCACAAATAGAATCTTTAAGGCAATTACTAGTATTCTGGAACCGTAATTACAAAATGGAAATTACATATAAACCGGAAAACATGTGGCAAGTATCTACTGATGCTTTAAAAGGTCAAATGGGTTTATTTACACATAATTCATATAGAAAAGATAAAATTGATGTGTATCCTCAACCTAAACTTATAGAAATGTTAAGAGCATTATAACTTTATTCATATTTCTTAAAACCTAGACTTAACTGTCTGGGTTTTTTTGTTTAAACTCTTTTAGTTTAAACTTTATTTGTATATTTGTTTAAATTAAAAAACAAAAACCAATGAATAATCAGAATGACAATGAAGAGTTAACTCAAGAGCAGTTAAACACAAGAAAAGAAGAAATGATGACTTTTTATAAAGAGTCTATGCCTTATTTAGAAGTGCAACTTGCATATGAGGAAACATTGTTAAGAATTGATGAAGCTAGATTTAAAAGAACAGGTGTGCAGATGCAATATGCAATGCTTATTCAAAAGTCAAAAGAGCAAGAGCAAGATCAAGATAAAGATGGAAGTAAAAAACCATTTAAGGAAGAACCTAAAAAATAATAGTAATGGCTAAAGTAAACAGAGTACAAAAAAATACTGTTATGCTTAAACATGAAGTTATTAAATTTCAGATAGTTACTCATTGTTATATATATCATATAGCAATGAGTGAATCTGATCTTAATTGCTTGACTTTACTAAGCATGGCAGGTTCAGTTGAATTAAGTCATTTTTGTAATGATATTTCATCTGATGATGATGCAATTTTTAAATCTCCTCAAACAGTTAGAAATTGTATAAACAAAGCAAAAAAAATTGGTCTTGTTATTAAAGATGCAAATAATAAAAAACTTATATCAATAAACCCAAATTTAAAAATTCAAACAAAAGGTGTTATATTTTTAGATTATAAATTTTTAGGTAAATGATTCCAAAAAAACCTAAACATTTATATAAAGAAATTTCTGAAGATTTAGATATGTCAGAAACTTTAGTTGATAATTTTATGACTTTTTATTATAAAGATGTAAGATCAAACCTTTCAAAGTTATCTCATACTAAAGTAAACATAGATGGTTTAGGTGTAATGCATGTTAAAGGAAAAACTATAAAATCATTGCTTGTGTCTTTATCAGATAAATTAGAAAGAATAGGAACAAGTACATTTGCAAAGTATTTCAATAGAAAAACAATTGAAGCAAGATTAAAACTTGTTAAAGTTATAGATGAAAAACTTGAAGAAGATAAACTTAAAAAAAAGAATTTTGTCAAATTAAAAAAAGATGGGAAAATATAGTAAATTAAGTAAACTTTGGCAAAACAGAAAGCTTATAATGGAAGGTATAACAAATACTGTACTACGTGATGCTTTTGTTGAAAAAGTTGCAGAAGAAAGAGGTAAAGTATGTAATTCATGTCCAAGAAAAGATAATGAAGGAAGTTCTTGTATGGTATCAGGAACTCAACCTTGTTGTAATTTATGTGGTTGTTCATTAACTTTTAAATTAAGATCTCTTTCTGCTGAGTGTCCTGACTTTAAATGGTTGTCACATATTTCAGAAGAGGATGAAGATAAATTAAATTCAATAGAATAAAATGATAAATCCAATTTGGTCAGACATTTCAGATATTAAATTTGATTCTAATTTACAATTAGATAACACTACAGATAACTCTGTAGATGACATTCTTTTATTACAACTAAAAAAAAGAAACAGTCTTTCATTATTAGAATGGATGTTTGAAGTAAAAAAAGTAACTAAAGAAGAAAATGAGACAATTAAGAATATGTTAACATCTTCTGATTTAGATAACTTTTATTTAGCTGTTGAAATAATAAAAAATAAAAAATAGAATTATGGGAGTAGTATTTAACGCAATAGATCATTCATATAAAAATCAAAATTCAGAAGACTCAATTGTTTGGACAAGTGTAACAACTTTAATATCTAAATTTAAAATGCCTTTTGAACAGCAAAAAATAGCCAAATCTGTATCTAAAAAGAAGACATCTAAGTGGTATGGTATGAAACCTGCTGATATTATCAAAGTGTGGGAAAATGAAGCTTTAAGAGCAACTACAGTAGGTACATATTATCATGATCAAAGAGAAAATGATGTTTGTAGTTTTGCTTCTATGGACATTGAAGGTATTACTATTCCGGTAATAAAACCTCTTCCTGAAAAGAATGGTTTAAAATTTTCACCTTCACAAAAATTAACTGATGGTGTTTATCCAGAGCATTTAGTTTATTTAAAATCTTCAGGTGTATGTGGCCAAGGAGATTTGATTGAAGTAGTTAATGGTCATATAAATATTATTGATTACAAGACTAATAAAAAAATTGATCTAGAATCATATAGAGATTGGGAAGGTGTTTCTAAGAAAATGTTAGCACCAATAGGACATCTTGATGATTGTAACTTTAATCACTATTCTTTACAATTAAGTATTTATATGTATATTATGCTAAAACATAATCCAAAATTAAAAGTAGGAAAAATGTTTATTCATCATATTGAATTTGATACAGTAGGTGAAGATAAGTATGGTTATCCTATTAATAAATTTGATCATAATGGTGACCCTGTTATTAATGCTGTAATACCAATGGAAGTTCCTTACTTAAAAGATGAAGTTATTTCACTTATTAAAAGTTTAAACTCATGATAGTAAAATTATTTGATATACAAAATGGTAAAGTTATTCCAAGTGAACATTGCTACACTATGAAAACTTTAAAAAATATTATGGATGAGTATCCTGAAGATTTCTTAAAAATCTATCAGTATCTTTTTTATATGACTTGTCCAAATCCAGACATGAATCCTTTTTTTCATACTCCTGATTTAGATAAAGAAGAAATTATATTGGCAGAAGTTGAAGCAGCTTTTAGTTCAGAAGATGATTTTATTATAAGTGCTGTAAAGTTTTGTAAAAAATTATATGAAACACCAACATCTAGAGCATATGAAGGAATTAAATCATCTCTAGATAGAATTGGAAGATACTTAGCCATCACTCAAATTACAGATGGTAAAGATGGTAATATTAATCAAATACGTGCAATGGCAAAAGACTTTGATGGAATAAGACAATCTTTTAAAGGTGTTTATAAAGATCTTCAAGAAGAACAGCAAAGTAAAATTCGTGGTGGTATTGGAATGGCTTATGATCAATAATTATGGCAGGAGGAATAGATTACATAGATATACCTACATGGGATAATGGTGTTGAAACAACTACTACATTTGATAGTAGAGAAGATTTTTATAATTATATATTTATTAATGTTTTTAAAATACCTGGAGAATATGGTTTTAATGAAACAACTAATAAATTATTTAATTCTGAAGCACAAAACTTTAATAAAAATAAAGTTTATTGTACTGCTCCTTTTAAATCAAAAGACTTTATAAAGTATTGGGATTACAATAAACTCAAGAATAGAAAAGGTTATCTTATAGTTGAAGGAGATAAACATTGGTATCTTACCAGAGATTATTTCATGTGGTTAAATTATTTACCAATTTTTGACAAAGAAGAACAAGATTTTGGATTTGCAAAAATAAGAGACGCTCAATATCACATGGCCTTATATGAGCTTCTTGCTGAATTAAATTATGAGCATGCTGCTATTTTAAAAAAACGTCAAATTGCTTCATCTTATTTTCATGCTGGTAAAATACTAAATCAAGTTTGGTTTGAAAAAGGTGTTACTTTAAAAATGGGAGCCAGCCTTAAAGATTACATTAATGAAAAAGGTACTTGGAAATTTTTAGATGAATATGCAGCATTTTTAAATGAACACACTGCTTGGTATAGACCTATGAATCCTAGTAAGGTTTTAATGTGGCAGCAAAAAATTGAAAGTAGAAAAGATAATAGAAAAATAGAAAAAGGTTTAAAAGGAACTATACAAGGTATGTCTTTTGAAAAAGATCCAACAAATGGTGTTGGGGGTCCAGTTAAATACTTTTTTCATGAAGAAGCAGGTATTGCTCCTAAAATGGATCTTACATACGGGTATATTAAACCAGCATTAAAATCTGGAATGATAACTACCGGTTTATTTATAGCGGCAGGTTCAGTTGGTAACCTTGATCAGTGTGTACCATTAAAACGTATGATTAATGATCCAGAAGCTAATCAAATCTATGCTGTAAAAACTAATCTTTTAGATGAAGATGGTACAGTTGGTTGGTCAGGTCTTTTTATTCCTGAACAATGGTCAATGCCTCCTTACATAGATGACTTTGGTAATTCACTTGTAAAAGAAGCATTAAAAGCTTTAGACAATCATTTTGAAAAAATAAAGAAAAACATGGAGCCTGCAGATTACCAACTTGAGGTATCTCAGCATCCAAGAAATATTGCAGAAGCTTTTGCATATAGAAAAGAATCTAAATTTCCAGCACATCTTGTTAATTCTCAAATAAAGAAAGTTGAAGATAAACTTTATCCTTATGAATTACTTGACTTGTCTAGAAATGCAACAGGCCAATTAGTTTCAAAATCTTCAAATAGATTACCAATTACAGAGTTTCCTATATCAAAGAAAACAGAAGATAAAACTGGTTGCTTAATAGTATGGGAAAGACCACCAGTTGATCCTGGATATGGAATGTTTTATGCTTCTATTGATCCTGTTGCTGAAGGAAAAACTACTACATCTGATTCATTATGTTCTATATACATTATGAAAGCTCCTGTTGAAGTTACAAAAGTAAATGGAGGTGAAGCAGAAACACATGTTGAACAAAGTAAAATAGTTGCAGCGTGGTGTGGTAGATTTGATGATATAAATAAAACACATGAAAGATTAGAGTTAATTATTGAATGGTATAATGCAAGAGCCGTTGTAGAGAATAATATTTCTCAATTTATTAACTATATGATATTTAAGAAAAAACAAAAATACTTAGTTCCTAGAACTGATATACTTTTCTTAAAAGAATTAGGTGCTAATGCAAGTGTACACCAAGAATATGGTTGGAGAAACACAGGTACACTATTTAAAAATCACATGTTAAGTTATACTATTGAATATCTTAAAGAAGAGCTTGATGTTGTTCAAAAAGAAGATGGTACAGTAGTTAAAGTAACTTATGGTATAGAAAGAATACCAGATATCATGTTGTTAAAAGAAATGCAAGCATATGTTGATGGTTTAAATGTGGATAGGTTAGTTGCATTTTCTGCATTGGTTTCTTATTTAAAAATACAAGAAGCAAACTTAGGATACCAAAAAAGAGTTATAATGGATGAGGCAAGCAAAAACTTGCAAAAGTCACAAGATTTATATAAATTAAACAAGAGCCCCTTTAAACATATGGGCAGTGCTAAGACTCAAAGTAAACATGGATTTAAGAGATCAGCATTTAAAAATTTAAAATAATATTTATGCAAGTACTGAATGCTTTACAAATGAAGAATGGAGCCAAAACTAAAAATAATAAAGTTGGTTCAATTACTCAACCGTTGCAATTTATTTCTAAAAAAGATAAAACCCAGGAATGGGCTGCATGGAATATGGATTGGCTTGAATGGAATGGAATGAAGCAACTTTCTAGAAATTCTAGAAGGCTTCAAAAAAACTACAAGCTAGCAAAAGGTGTAATAGACAAATCTGATTATATAGTTGAAGAAGATCAAGAATATGCAGATGTTATTGATATGCTTACTGCTGAAGATGAATCTGCTTTAGAATTAAAATTTTATCCTATAATTCCCAATGTTATAAATGTTCTTGTTTCTGAGTTTGCAAAAAGAGCAAGTAAAATGTCTTATAAAGCTGTTGATGAGTTTTCATATAATGAAATGCTTGAAGAAAAAAGACAAATGATTGAGGATACTTTAATTCAAGATTCTCAAATGAAAGTTATGGATGCATTAATTCAACAAGGGCTTGATCCAGAAGATGAAGAATTTAAAGCAGAGTTAAATCCAGAAAAACTTAAAACTTTACCAGAAATAGAAGCATTCTTTAAAAAAGATTATAGATCTGTTGTTGAACAATGGGCCACTCATCAACATGAAGTTGATAATGAAAGGTTCAAAATGGATGAGTTAGAAGAAAGAGGTTTTCGTGATATGCTTATTTCAGACAGAGAATTTTGGCATATGCGTATGATGGAAGATGATTATGAAGTTGAACTTTGGAATCCTTTATTAACTTTTTATCATAAGTCTCCTGATGCAAGATATATATCTCAATCTAATTATGTTGGTAAAACAGACATGCTTACTATTGCAGATGTGATTGATAAATACGGATACTTATTAGATGAAGATCAATTAGGGTCTTTAGAATCTATTTATCCAGTAAAAGCAGCTGGTTTTAATATTGGTGGTCAACAAAATGATGGATCTTTTTATGATGCAACTAAATCTCATGAATCAAATGTTGAAGGTGCTTCTGTAGCAATGAGACAATACACTTCCATGCAGAAATCTGTTAGTGATCCTAATGACGTTATAACTCAAATATTAAGTCAAGGTGAAGATTATATTGGTGAAGATGCTGCTGGACTATTAAGAGTAACAACAACATATTGGAAGTCTCAAAGAAAACTTGGACATCTTACTAAAGTAAAAGATAATGGTGAAGTTATAACAGACATTGTAACTGAAGATTATAAAGTAACGGATAACCCTATATATGATACTAGATTATATAAAAATAGAACTAATGAAAATTTAGTAGCAGGTGAACATATAGAATGGATATGGATTAATGAAGTTTGGGGAGGTGTTAAAATTGGTCCAAATGTACCATCATACTGGGGAATGGAAACTACAAGTGGTTTTAGTCCAATTTATATTGGTGTTGACAGAAAAGAAATTGGCCCATTAAAGTTTCAATTTAAAGGAGACAATTCTTTATACGGATGTAAACTTCCAGTTGAAGGTGCAATATTTTCAGATAGAAATACTAAGTCAACAGCATTAGTTGATTTAATGAAACCTTTTCAAATTGGATTTAATATTGTTAATAATCAAATTGCTGATATATTAGTTGATGAATTAGGTACCGTAATTATGCTTGACCAAAACACTTTACCAAGACACTCTTTGGGAGAAGATTGGGGTAAAGGTAATTTAGCTAAAGCATATGGTGCAATGAAGAATTTTGGTATGCTTCCTTTGGATACAAGTATATCAAATACAGAAAATGCATTAAATTTTAACCAATTTCAAAAACTTGATCTTGAACAAACAAATAGGTTGATGTCAAGAATTCAATTAGGTAATTATTTTAAACAACAAGCTTATGAAGTAGTTGGTGTTTCTCCTCAAAGAATGGGACAACAAATTTCACAAGAAACTGCAACTGGAGTTGAACAAGCAGTTAGTGCTTCTTATGCACAAACAGAAACTTACTTTATACAGCATTGTGATAATTTAATGCCAAGAGTTCATCAAATGCGTACTGACATGGCTCAGTTTTATCATTCAACTAATCCAAGTGCACGTCTTCAATACATGACTTCTAATGAAGAAAAAGTTAATTTCCAATTAAATGGTGTTGACTTGTTAATGCGTGATTTAAATATCTATGTAACAACTAAAGCAAGTTATAGATCTATACTTGAACAAATGAAACAGTTAGCCGTCAATAATAATACTACTGGTGCATCTATTTTTGATCTAGGTAAAGTTATTCAGTCTGAAAGTATATCTGAATTGAATTCTACTCTTAAAGCTTCTGAAGATAAAATAAATCAAAGCAAGCAACAAGAGCAAGAAGCACAATCACAAATGCAAGAACAAGCAATTGCTGCTAAAGCTGAAGAAGAAAAACTTAAAAGAAATCATGAAGATGTTACAGCTGAAAAAGATAGACAGCGTGACATATTAGTTGCTGAAATAAAAGCTGCAGGATTTGGTGCTGGACAAGATGTTAATGAAAATCAAATTTCAGATTATGAAGATTCAATGGAAAACATTCAGAAATCAGAGCAATATCAATCTCAAAATCAACTTGAAAGAGAAAAAGAAAATAACAGGTTGAGAATAAATCAAGACAAGAATGGTATTGAAAGAGAAAAAATACAAGCTCAAAAAGAAATAGCTGATAAACAATTACAAATTGCTAGAACTAATAAAAACAAGTATGATGTAAAACCTACAAGTAATAAGAAAAAATAGTTAGCCATATAGTGGAAAATTTACAAATTATTTTGTAGACTTTTCTAAATTTTTCAAGTTTATTTGTAATCAATTATATATATTAATAGTAAGTCACACATAAAAACCAACATTATGGACAAGGATGAAATTAAGGATGTTAATTTAGTAGACACAACAACGGTTGAAGAAACTGAAATAGATTTAGATAGTTTATTTGGAAGCCCTGGAGCTGATAGTATTTTAGTACCAGAAGAAGGACAAGAAGCTAAACCAAAAAACATTTTTAGTAAAGAAGACACAAGTCTAGATTTTTTAAATGGTAGTTCTAAAGAAACTAAAAAAACTGAAGAGCAACTTGAAAAAGAAAAAAGTAAAGAAGATACATCAACAGTAATTGATGAATTAGATGAACTAATTTCAAAAGAAGAAGAAACTGGAGATAAAGGTAAACCTAAAGTTGAAAAAGAAGGTTTACATGAGTTAGCTTCAAAAATGATTGAAGAAGGTTCATTATTTGCATTTGATGATGATAAACCATTAGAAGAATATAGTACAAAAGACTTCAGAGAATTATTTGAAGCTAATTTTAAAGATAAGGAAGCTAAAGTTAAAGCTGCAGTTCCTAAAGAGTTCTTTGATTCATTACCAAGCGAGTTGCAAGTTGCTGCTAAATATGTTGCTGATGGTGGGCAAGATTTAAAAGGTTTATTTAAAACACTTTCTCAAGTTGAAGAAGTGATGGATTTAAGTCCTGATAATGTTGAACATCAAGAAGAAATTACAAGGCAATATTTATATGCTACTAATTTTGGATCAGCTGAAGAAATTGAAGCTGAGATTGAAGACTATATGGATTTAGATAGACTTGAGCAAAAAGCCAAACAGTACAAACCTAAGTTGGATAAAATGCAAGAGTCTATTGTTCAGCAAAAACTTGCTAAACAAGAAGAGTCAAAAGGTAAGCAACAAGAAGCAGCAAAAAAATATACAGATAATGTATATGAAACATTAGTTGCAGGGGAATTAGATGGTGTCAAACTTGATAAGAAAACACAGAGTATGTTATACTCAGGATTAGTTCAACCAAACTATCCTTCAATATCAGGTAAAAACACAAACTTGTTAGGACACTTGTTAGAGAAATATCAATTTGTTGAACCAAGACATGATTTAATTGCAGAAGCATTATGGTTATTGTCTGATCCAGAAGGATACAAAGGTAAAATACAAGCAAAAGGTGGACAAGCAGCTACTGAAAATACAGTAAGAATGCTTAAAACTGAAGAAGGTAGAAAAATTAGTTCATCTACTCAGCAGGAAGCTGCAAGTGATAGAGTTCCAAATTCTAAACCTACAAAAACAGTAGCAAGAAAAAATAGAAATATTTTTGGAAGATAGTAAATTAAATAGTTAAATAAATAAACACAACAAAAATGAGCACACCAGTTTTAAACAATGGTATCTTTTTACGTGATACAGCATATAATGCTACATCACATGTAGATTCTTATCACTTACAAAACATGTTGAAAGACTCTCAACCTACGGACATGGGTCCTGTAGATCTTTGGGCTATGGCTCAAAAAGTTGAGATGCCTCTTTATCAATTGTCAAGTTTTGGTGGGAAGAACATTATCAATGTAGATAATGCACGAGGAGAATACAAATGGCAAACACCATTATCTGTTGATCTTCCTTACATAGTTGAGGATATTGAACCAGGTAATACCTCTAAAGGTATTGACGGAACAACATTTAAGATCAAACTTAACAAGCGTGAATTTGGGCATGGTGATATGATCACATATGACAAATACAATGGAGTTGAGCTTTTCATTACAGCAGAAGACATATTACCAGTAGGTGATGGGTTTATCTATACTGTACAGTTGGTAAACAACGACAATTACAAGTACTTAGAAGAAGCATATTTAGCTAATGGTACTAAGTTCTTCAGAAAAGGTTCTGCAAGAGGTGAATATGGTGAAAGATATTCTGATATTTCAACTAGTGCTGGTTACCGTGAATTCTACAATTACGTAGGTGGTGCTGAAGCACATGTTCATTATTCTGTTTCTTCTAGAGCAGATTTAATGATTAAAGGTGGAATGAATGCTGACGGAACAGTTCCTGTAACTGAAATCTGGAGAAACTTTGATAAAAACATTGATCCTTCTGTATCATCTTTAGATGACATGGTTAAGACAATGGGTAAAGACAAAGTGAAGAAAGCTTTTGATAATGGTGATTTATCTAGAACATTCTTAACTAACCTTGAAGCTGCACATCTTTCTAAGATTGCATGTGATATTGAGACTTACCTTATGTGG